TCATCTACCTTGACTTCTAATTCAATTATTCTGTCGTTATTTTCGTCTATTTTATCTTCCAAACGTCTTATTTCGTCTATCAGTTCCATGTTTCTTTTTACTTATGGGGGTTAATATTTTTTCCTGAACCATACTTAAAATGACCTCTGGGTGTTCCTTTGCCATCATAGCAAAAAACGTATCTCCGCCAGCAGTACCTACGAATTTTCCACATTTATAGCACAGCCATATCTCATGAAAGCCGTCTCCATATCCATAGCGTTTCTGTCCACACTCACACCTGTCCTTAATCACATGTTAAAATGGAAGCATTTATTAATAAGGTTTGTGTTGATGTTCGTTATGGGAACTGCTATATATGTTTATGAATCAGAAAAAGAATATCTCACACATTATCATAGAATGGACAAAGAAATAATGTTTTCTGCACCGATACTTGATATTTTTTTAAAGCCTGATAAAAAACTTTGGGTTGTATCAAAGATTACAAAAAATAAGGAACGACCACAACTTGGAAGAAGCATAGTTCACTTTGTTAATGGTACTGTATTTGATTACTCAGATGGAAATGAAAGACGAATCATGCATAACAGTATATCATTTAATCCAAAAAAGGGCAGAGTAGAATTCTTTCCAAAAAAACTAAGAAGTGCAGAGTTAGAGATAAGAGTAGACAGATTTTATGGTATGCCTCCAAACAAAAAGGTGTATTTGGACCAAACAAAAAGGTTTTATGACATTTCTAGGGATAGAATAAACTTTATTATACAGAATAAAGATGGTATTTAAGATTGATTTTGTACTTGGAGACATTGAAGATCTCCTACGAATGACAAATCATAGGCTGGAAAACATTGAAATACTGCTAGAATTCTTAATGTTACCTCCTGATCTCAAAGAATATAAAAAAGGTAGGGGGATGAGGAGACAGACCTTAAAAGAGTCAGTGTCGGAGTGAAGTAATCTTTTCTATTCTTGGTTTGAGTTTCAAAACTAATTTTGTTACTGGATATGCTACTATCAAATCAACCAATACGCTTTGCCATAGAAAATCTGTGAATTGTTCTCCATCCAACTTGATAACAAACAACATCCAGGGAACTGTAACAGCAAGATAAGCAGTGGCGAACATTGGAGTTATGATGAGATACTCCAAAACACTAGATACTACATCATGAATACTACAATCACAATGCATACGTTTTCTTGCCCTTTTCCAGTCCATACTGAATGGGTTATTTAACTATATTTAAATTATCTTCTTATTGACTTGGTAGGATCGTTCATGGCAAACTTCCAATCCTTTCCATGCTTCTTTCTCATGCTTTTCCAAAATGGGTCTTCCTGACCACGATGATCTTCTCTTATTTTAATCATAATTCTTTGATAACATGGCATGCAAAATCTGGCATTGATGTTCTCTATATGGAATCTATATAATCCACACACATAACACATTCCGTAATATTTTTCGCCTATAGCGACAAGTAGTGCCTCTCTACCCCTCTTACTTGCACAATCACCACAGATGTCTATAACAGTTGCACTAACTACATCTTTACGAAAGCATAGTAAACATACACCCTCTTTGTAGTTGTCTACCCTAGTCTGTTCGTTCTTTTGGTGTAGATTCCAAAGCTTCTGACCAATATACGAACCTACATTGACTGGTAGCTTCATGCTTCAGCTAACCTTACCTTTTTTAAAGCATCTTGAAGTATTATGTAAACGTTGTTTGCAGAATAGTCATTTGTAGAAACTTTTCTACTCATCTTCTTTATGTCATCAATAGTTTCGTCTATGAATTTGTAATCTGCCGAATAAACTGAACCTGCTCGTTTTATCGTGTCGTTGTATTCCTTTGTTACTTTCTTGTTAAACTTCTCTGCTTGTTCCTCAATCTTATCTACAAATTTTATCTCCGACTTTGGCTTTACTTGTACTGTTTGCTTTGTAATTTCTTCATTCTCATGTGGTTTATCTCCACCCACATGGGTATGTTTAGTACCGTCTTGATGTTTATGCTCTATCATCTTCTTCACTGTCATTATCCCACCTCCTTGTTGACTCTAATTCACTCTTTACTATATCTCTTGCATCCCTAACTGTCATAAACGCCTTGTCTCTTAACTCATCAACAGTCTTTGTCTTCTTCCATCCAAAGTCTACTGATGTCTGCAATATACTCTTAACAACATCAAAATTATCTGGTGTTATACCAGTTGGGTAACTCTTCTTGCTCATTGTAGTTCCTGTACCACTTGCAGGAGCACCCTGACTTGTTCCACCAGGATCAGACGGTCTTCCCCTCTTTGGCTCTCCTTGAAAGCTTTGTTTGTTTTCTTTCTTTTGACCCATTGCAGGTCCACGACTTGTTTTGTTTCCTTTTGGTGGTTCTTGTTGTGCCATCATCATTGGGTTTATAATTGGATCTTTTGATACCTTGAACTCTCCAGTATGTGTTCTTTTTACTTCAAATCCCATAGCTTGCATTGCTGCCATGTTTTGTATCTCGGTTGACTGTGTTTGTAGTTCTCTTAACTTGTCTGTCTCTTCTCCAGCCTTTAATCGTAATTCCCAGTCGTCAACATCTAACAAATGTGCTATTTTTTTGTAAAATGATTTTTGAAGTATGTCCTGACCCCATGTTACTGCCCTGTTTGTAATTGTAACTTGCAAGCCTTCTTGTGACCAACCACTAGGCATTTCACCATAATAAAGTGGTAAAACACCATAAATTGCTCCAATTATCTGTCTTAACTCCTTACGGAGTGCCATAAACTCTAATTCTTTTAACGAGCCAGTAAAGTCAATCCACTGTGCCATATTCTTTGCACCTCTTTCACTTTCAACTAAAAGTGGGTGTATCATGTATGGGTCTTCAGTAGCTTTCTGCTCTAACATATCCCAGGATTTTCTGAATGTTTCGTAATTACGTGAAGCAATTACTAACATGCCCCTTGGGGGTCTCATCTTATCGAAATACTTTCTAATATACTCATCCATATGTGTCAAGGACATTGCCTTTGACCAGACGGAATAAATTGGCGAATAACCATAAATTAATCCTGGTTTATATTTTCCTGCCTTCCAAATAACTTCACCCTCACCATAGATAACTCTCTTTGGTTGTGGTATACCGATAGAGTATACGGAGTTAACTTCCATAATAGCTTTTAATGCTTGTGCTCCACACTGGTCACATGTATTTGATGTAAGTCGTTTATCTCTATGTTCAAATCTAGGACATACAAATATTTCGTTTCTTTTATCATCATAACCTATTCTTCCATCACTGTCTGCTATCATAGCAACTTGTGGTGGATCAATTCTTAACATCTCTTTAATCTCTGTTTTCTTTTCTGATATCAGACCAGTAGAGTCGTCTATCCAATAATTCTTTAATATTAACAAATATGCATTATCAGCAACTTCAAGATCCCTTTCTATCTGTCTTGTTACGTCCTCTAGAGTCTGTTCGTTTGAATTTATTGGCTCGTTTAACAACCCCTCAAGTATTTTCCTATTCTTTGGATTTGGTCTTAATAATTTGGTGTTTCCACAACTATCACACATTACGTCATCTTCAACAATTTTTCCTTGATTTGTTTTATTTGTAGTTCTTCGCTTCGATTTTGGCAGTGAATTATCTTCATTATCCTGATTTGATTGGAAGGGTTGCTCATCTGGGAGGTTTGTTATAAGTGGTTCATATTGGAACTCTTTTCCACAATTTGTGCACTTAAACTTCCATTTTTCGACAATTTCGAAGCCATTTTTGAATATTTCACGATTTAATGTCTCTATTGGAATTCTCAATGCATCGATATTATCTGCTAATTCGTATATCATTATTAGAGGGAACGGAAAAATTGGAAGCTTTGCTCCTGTATCTGTAGCCATATATGGCTGTGCAATGCTTGGTCTTGTGGTAGTATTGGTGAAAGCCTTATCAATAGTACCTCTTCCTGATATTAAACCCTTAAATTGATCCCATCTACCCATAGTCTATTCACAAGTACCTACTTAATAAACTTTGTCAGGTTCTGTAATATTTTTGTCAAACAAACATATTTAATATCAACCTTGATAAGTAAGAATAAGTCTAGTGGTGTGAGTCTGCATACCCTAAAGGGAGGACTGGTCTTAGGCTAACCAGCTAGGCTTAATCTTTAAGTATTTAAACACTAAGTTGATCTATGGTAGAGTTAGAGATAGACGACTATAATGAGATCTTGGACTGGTTTCTGTTAGCGTTTGGTAAGAAGGGAAAATCACTAAAAGAGATCAACGCCAAGGCAAGAATGACATTTTATAAGTTAAATTTTCTTGCAGAAGACAAAATTAAGGAAGAAAAACAGTTAAGCCTTGGTGAAGATGACGAGTGAACATACTATACATGTCGGTCTAATAATTTTAATGTTAACGATGTTGCTAGTAATCATTATATATATGACTGGTGCAGAGGTTGATATGGTTGAAAAATGTAGAGAATATGTATCATCTTCAACAAAAATATGTAACGGTGGCTTAATATGAACGCAGAACGTTTTGGAATTGTATTTACGCTAATAATCATGGCAATACTCGTATCCATCATATCTATATCACAAACCAATATTCTATTTACTGAAGTAGAAACATCAGGACCAACAACATTCTACAACTATTGCGAAAAAATGAATTTGAAGTGCTGACATGGACACTTTCTGTATAATTGACTCTGACGAAAAAACATTTCATTCCAATGTCAGTTTGGATTTTTCATATACAGAAATAGAAGAATGGAAGCATAAATGGGATCCTAAAAAACATCTTGACAGAGCTGGGCGACCAAGAAAATGGGGCTTTGTAACCTATAGGGTAACAAACACATCAGAGAACTTTCCAGACGATGAATTTGAAGATAAGGCATTGGCAATAGCATTAAGACAGTGGGGCTTGAGATGTAAAGATATTAGATTTAAGAGAGAAAGAAATAAAAACAAAACGGCAGATATTGAGATGAGATTTGTAAAGGCTGAAGACGATAAGTTGTTCAAAGAAAGACCTAGCACTCTGGCATACGCATATTTTCCAAACGGAACGCGAATTGGGGGCGATATTACATTCAATGATACTGTAATCTGGTCCATCAACGGAGAAAAGAGAAATGCACACGAAGTTTATCCCGACAGATATCCTCCCAACACAAGGACAAAATTAAGAACTTACAACATGATTCATACCCTTTTACACGAGTGTGGGCATGCTATTGGGCTAAAACACTGCGATCAACACAAAGATTGTATAATGTATCCGTATTATAATGGAAGGGTTACACTGCACAACCATGACGTTAAACGCATCCAATCGTTCTACGGTAAACGCACACTCAGCAGTCAAATCACTGACTACTTTCGCAAACGAATGTTACGTAAATGGCATCTGTAATTAATAGTGCTGCCGAAGGCAGCCGGTCAGGTGAGAGGAAGACTTATATATCCTGTAAAACGCCAAGAGGTTATGTCAGACGACAAAAAAAGGTTAGAGGAAGTAGATGTGACCATAGAAAGACTTGTGGAACATCTTTTGGAAATGTACCAGGAAAGAAGCGAATTAAGGTTAAAAACTAGTTATGGGAAAAGTAACATTCAAGTGTAAAAAATGCAAGTGGAGATATGACGGAGACTTGGAACATTTATATATAGTATTGAAACACAATAAAGAACATGGCAAACAGTAGATGGTTACTTTGGGTTGGGCTATTCCTGGTTTGTACTGGGATAGGACTTCCTGGTGGAATCCTATTGGTAGCGATATACTTTTATCAGGATTATACGGGAAAACAGAAGAGATATAACAAAGAAGAGTATGCTGACACTACTTTGAAGGAACACGTATGAGAAAATACGGTGGTCAGCCATTCATTTCGTTTAGAAAGTTGTCTGAGGCTTCTGGTGTTAACAGGCAAACAATTATGAAAATGGTAAAACTTTTGGAGGATATGAAATGAAACCCAACGATCCTGATATTTGGAATAAGAAACCTGTCACAAATGATGAAATTGTCGTGCCTGTTCAACGTATGTTTCCAAACTGTGGTAAATATCCAAAAGGCTGCTTACCTAAAACTGCCTGTAAAGCAGTTCCAAATACTATCGATTCTACTTTACACTTACCAACTCAAACGACATATACACTTGAAACTAGAAAACACATAAAGCCACCTAAAGGTTTTGAGGGCTGGTAATGCCTAAAGTCCAACTTGGCAAGTCGGGGGGTTTTATTAATGTCAAGGAAAGTTGTCTTCATGGTACTCTTTATATCGTTAATTCTGGGATATACAAATATGCTATCTGTCGTATTTGTGGCAAGAACATGGGTGAGGTAGAAATACCAAATGAACCACCAATACAAGGCAAAGGTAAGAAGGGTAGTTGACGGGGACACTCTAGATTTAGACATTGACCTAGGTTTTCATATAACTTTGAGAGAGCGAGTCAGACTGATGGGTATTGATACCCCGGAAACTCGCACCCGGGATCCAGTTGAAAAAGCCAACGGTCTTAAATCGAAAGAGTTTGTGATAGGTTTTATTGCTGATGGTGATGTTATTATTAGGGTTCATGGATTTGG